CAAGTGCCGAACCTCAGGTAGGTTTTACACAAGGCCCAAGAACTCTTAGGGGTATAACAAGTGATCCTAAGAAAGTAGAAGACACGGATTTCAAAGCAGGCTTAGATACAACTTTTGGTATAGGTACTTCTGATTTCCAACAAAGAGCTAAACAAAGTTTACAAGATCAAGAAGCAGGCGTAACTAAAGATGATTTATTAACATCTGTTCAAACAAATAAGCCAATAGCAGGTTTATCAAAAGATGAAATGAATGATTTAAACCTAGCTTACGATATACTTCTTGAGCCTACTGCTACTGAAGCAGAAAAAACTCAAGCAAATAAAACATTAGAAACTCTAACAGAGATAATTAATGAAACAAGGCAAGATCAAGATAAAGTAAAATTTTCTTTTGATGCAGGTGGAGAATTTAAACCATCTAAAAAAGCTGAAGAACGTTTGGCTGTAGGAGAGGATGCTTTATACGACCAAGAAAAAATTTATTTTGAAAGTAGAAAAGAATTAGCTAAAATCGTAAAGGGTGTCAATCCAAATCTACCCAAAAAACAACAAACTATTGTTGAACAAATCCTAGTTGATAACGTAACAACAGGTGAATTTTTTGACACCATGATAGAGGGTTTCAATGAAGATACAAGAGCTATAGGAATTGTTCTTCCTAACATGATGTATAATGGCATAAGATACGGAACGAGTGCTTTACTTGAAAAAATGTTTGGTGATAAAACTTTCTCGGAAGCTTATGCAGAATCAGCACAAGACAGGGCAAAAGATGCTCAAGCTTGGAAAGAATACATGCGTGATTACATGGACATAAAAGTATTGTCAGAAACAATGAATGATATGATCCATGAAACTTTAAAAATAAAATTAGATAAAAATGAAATAACTCAAGAAACTTATGATTCATTAACAAAGTCAGATATTCAAGATGAAGAAGGAAACTTTTTAAAGAAACAACTTATCAGTGAAGATAAAGCACAGACAATTCTTAACGAATCTATAAGTCAGCTTAGTTCTGGGCAACGATTTATAATGCTTGCTCTTGGTAACTTTGCAGGTATGGGGGGTTTAGCTTTAAAACAGTCAACTAAAGGAGCTACCAAACTAAGCAAACTTGAAGATAAAGTTTCATCTACGAGAGGTAGTCGAACTATAGATGATATAGCTCAAGGTAAAGGCAAGTATGCAGATATGTCTGTTATTGAAAAAGCTGCAGCCTTACGTAAAGAAGGTATTGAAATAAATTTTAATCACAAGCTTATAGGACAAGCTTTACGAGAGCAACAAATATCTGAGACTTTTCAAAAGATGAAAAAGAAAAGAGATAGTCTTGCTAAAGAGATTGCTAATTTAGAAGATGCAAATATTCCAAATTTAAAAACTAATCCAAAATATGTAAAACTAAAACAAGAATACGAATCTATAAAAGGTAAAGTATTTAGAAATTACTGGTATGGTAGAACTAAGCCAATATTTAGAGAGTCCGTTCTTTTAACAACGCCTGCTACTATAATGCAGTGGGGAGCTACTGAAATGTTTTCTCAAACAGAAAATCCCTTAATGGATTTTTACACTGCTCAAGGTGCAGGTGCATTGTTTCATATGGTCACCTCAGTTAAATTTGGCAGAGGATTTATAGATCCAAAAACAGGCACTTCTATACAAGATGTTGTAACCAACGTTGTAAAATATCCTTTTGCTCAGATGAAAGAAGCAACAAGTTCTTACATGGATGTCGTTGGTATAGCTAGGATACCCGGATTTGACGTTCTCAGAAGTAAGGATTTAGAAGAATATAATAAATTAGTTGAAGCAGCACGAGGTACTCGTTTAACAAGAAAAGAACGTATCGCTGCAAAGTACATTATGGATTTAGCTGCAGTCTTACCTGAAGCAAGAGTAAGACAAATGTTAAAATCTATAAAGAATCAAGTACAACTTGAAGAAGATATTATATCAATGTTTCCTAAAGGTGAACGAGCCGAAATACGAGAAATAATAACTGCACCTTTTGCACAAGCATCTGGATTAGTTTGGTTAAAGAGTGCGTATTCAATGGCAGGCTCAACAGGAATAAAAGCCAGAGACTTAAAAGATTTTCAAAAACTTGAAGACTTACAAAAAATAAATGATGCTACAGCTTTACAATTACAGTTCGCAGAACGAGCTATACAGAATTTAAAAAGACTAAGGGGTAGAGATGTAGAAGATCCTGAAGCTTTAAATAAACTCATAAGTAAATATGAAAATACATTTGCAAAAGAAGCTAATGTGCTTACTGATCAAAAGCAAGCTATACTTAGCGACTTTACAGATCTAAATGCCAGTATATATGAGAACCCTGACGTTGACATAACCCCTGAATTAGCAAATCAAATGTTGAACACTGGTGTAAAAGCTAGAATGGATTTAGATCCATTGCTCAGTGAAGGAGAAGCTTTACAAAAACAAGTCGCTGAAAACTACAAACTTCTTAGCAAACGATCAGAAATTATTAATTCTAATCTTAGATCAGGAAAAACTCTTAAAAGAAGTGGAACTCAGATGGAAGAGGTTTTTGATTTACATCTGCAAGACATGATAGCTGACGCTAGAATACCTTACAAAGAGTTAGATAAATTAGCAAAAGAACAAGGCAAAACAGTTGACGTATCAGATCTGCTTAGAAAACTTCACAAAACTGCTACTGAGATAAGCCAAGAATCTTTTACAGGATTTTTTAGTAAAGAAGGTAAATTTTTTAATTCTCCATTAAATCAAAAATTAAAAGTATCTATGGAGAACATGGCTAGAAGATATCTTAATAGTTTACCAAAAGAAACTGCAGATAAACTTTACAAAGCAGCAACCACACAAGGAAGTAAACATTATATAGGTGAGCCAGATGATATAGATTTTATTGATGTCGCATTATACTGGCAAGCAAAAGATAAGACAGGTAAATTTAAAGCCTTTAAAGCATTGCCTAGTGAAGTAACTGAGGTGTACACAGCATTTAGAGATTACAGTTTTAGAAGTAAAAAAACTGACCCTGCTATGGGGGAAAAGTTTGAAGGTATGGCTTCCGATGTTTCTAATCTAGTAAAAAAGTTTGCACCAGAATATCACACTAAATGGAAAGCAGCCAATCTTAACTACCAAAAAAAGGTTTTTGAAAGATTAGATGGTGACGGCCCATTAACTGATTTTGTAAATTCTAAAAGTGATAGAGTGCTTCAAATAACTAAAATAGGAAAAGAACAAACTAAGTTTAAAAATCTTTATAAGAAAGGTCAAGAGCCTGATAAATTACTCAACAAGTTTGCAGGGAGTATAAATAAATATTTAGGTGCAAGAGGTTCTGAAGATGATTTGGTAGATGTTCAAAATTATTTTGGTAACTTTAACAGGCAGATGACTGAGATTATAGATGATCAATTTGTCTTTGATTTAACAACAGAAAAGGGATTGAATAAATACAAAGCATTAAAAGGTGCAGTTCAATCTACAGTTTACTCTAAGTGGGCAAAAGGTGTGCTAGATAGATACGAAAAGTTAGATCCTAGAATAGCTGCACAACTTAAGAGAGATAATGGTGGCTATGATTTTACACAACTCGATCCAAATAAGTTAGATGAACTCAGTGAATCTACAATGGTAAAAATAAAAACTGCAGATGGTATAAAAGAACAACCTTTAATAAATCTTAAAAAGCTAATATCAGACGAAAAAGATATTGTTAAACTTATGAAAAGAGATAAAAAAGCTAGAGATGCTTACAAAGTTTTTCAAAAAACATCTAACGATAAAATCAAAGCAATACAAAATGCTGAGTTAGAACGCTTACAAAAAAGAGATTTTGTATTAGAAAAGTTTTCTGAACTTACAAGAATGGATGATAATGCCTTTTACGATAGATATATTTTAAGAGGTGATGCTGATGATATAGCAAAACTAGAATCTGACCTAGCTAAAAAGGGAGTCGGAAAAGAAGATTTTAAAGATTTTGTTTTAACCTCAACGATTAAAGGCTTACTAAAAAGGGGTAAACCAGTCGTTATAGCTGATGAATTTTTAGATATGCCTAATGGTGCAAAAGTAGCCGTAAGAGGATTTGACACTCCAGAAGTCATGGTTGCTGATTTAAGTAATGATAGAATTGTTGGCATATTCAATAAAGTTATAGGGGAAGAACACACTACTTACTTAAGAAATTTTACTAGTTTACTAGCTAAACAAAAAAAATCAGAGATGAACATACAAGCTATAACTGGTGTTGTTAGACCTATATCTGACAACGAGTTAATAAGTAGAGCTTTTAACTTGGCTAGAGGTATGGTTAGTCCTACTTACGTTGGTGCAGAATTTGCATTAAGGATAGCTTCTGGTGCAGGTATAGATATGATAAAGTTAGCAGCAGGCAACAAAGAAGCATCAAGACTTATGGCACAAATGTTAGAGTTTCCAGAGTCACTAACTAAAGCTGATATTTCACGTATGAATATTTTAATAAAAGATTTTGTAATCACAGAACTTGCTCAGATGGGTCAAACTATACCTGACATGTTCTTTGAAAATTTAGCACAACAAGCAAATGAAGAACAAGGAGAATAACTAATGAAAATGTACAATAATGGACAACGCCCAACTAAAATGTATGGGGGTGGCATGGCAAGTCCACGTAAACCTATGCAAATGGGTGGATTGGCACAACAAAATAGAAATCAACAAAACCCAATGACACCTAAAACTGCAGATGCTATGGGCATGATGACTGATCAAAAAAAATATGGAATGGGTTACGCAGCGGGAAGCAAAGTAACAAAAGGTGCAAAACCAGACTATCTAGACTTTGATAAAGATGGTAATAAAAAAGAATCTATGAGACAAGCTCTTAAAGATAAAAAGGGTAAGAGCAAAATTTAAATATAGTTCCTTGAACCATCCATTATCTCGTCTCCCATCTTTCTCATAAATCTAAGCAGTGCTGCAACTTGACTTGTGCCATCATACATGGGCAACCCAGTGTTAAGTTCTCTTTCTAAATCCTCTGGTTTCACTGCTTCGTAATTCAACTCAACATTACCATCCTTGTTTAGATAGGCTTCTAACGAAAACAATTTCGCTTTTACTTTACTTTTAAACTGTTTCATGGATAGGACTCAATTCATTTATTCTTAGATTGTAACAATCAGCTTTGAATACAAAACCATTGTCTTTATCGATGTCCCCTTTTCTATATAGGGTAGCTTTCTTGTAGAAGTCTTCCTTAGATATACTACCCAAAATCCAAGCTTTACTCATATCGCAGAGTATGCGAACAAATACATACATATCACAATCTTGTTTTGTTCCATGCAACGCTACAGAACAGTCATAGTTTGGTTGAGGTCTAGTGTTGCAACGTTTAGTCTTAACATCTATACGCACTCCATCCTTAACAAGATCGTAATCGTATGTACTTATTTCTTTCGCCTTCATACTATCAGCAACGATTACCTCGCCTATCGCACCTACCACGTTGCTCATGCCACCCGTAATACTTCCCTGCAGTATGCCTACAGAAGAAGCCTTTTCCTTCGCACGGCTCATGTAATCGCTACTAATCGGTATCTCAACAATCACGATGCACCTAAGTCCACAACTTCGCAGGCATCTGCAGTGCATGCTAATTCTCGTGATCCCGTTGTATTATCTTCCTTCTCAAAATCAGAAAACTTAGACCAGTCTAACGTGGATGGAACTTTACTGTTCCAATCGTTATACTCTCTTGCATCTATATCTTGATAAGGAGCTTGTTTGTAGGTGTGATCACTATGGGGAAGAAAGGAAACCCCAGAGGAGATATCAAAATTCTCGTACACCCACGCACCAACTTCCATCCATTCTTCTTCTTTTACAGTAATCGTAACGGATGGTTTGTGTTCACACCAGTAGGTTGCATATAACTTCCATAACTCTAGTTGTTCTATTGCACCCATTTCTGTTCTGGTGATTGCACCACTTGGTGATTTCATTGGAAATGAAAAGACAGTTACGCTATCTGGCTTCATAACATCTGGCTCATTAGGTACGCCTTCCATTTTCATAAACTCTGTTAAGGGATCTTTATTGTCCCCACGTACAGTTCTTATATAGAAATCATTGTGTCTAGCGTGTATACCTGACGCAGCATCTACCAATTGTGATACCGTGCCACTTGGCTTGACACAAGTAATAGCAGTAGATTGTGGTATGCCAATCGCTTCAGCATATTCTCTATTTGTATCTATTGCCATCTGTTTCATCTCTTGTAACCAAATCTTTGAATCAACTGTCTTAGATAGTATATGATGATCCATAATGCCAGTCAAGGAAACTCCTAACAATCTTTCATCTTCTGTATTCTTTTTCCAAATCTTACGTATGTACTTCAGATCAGTTAAAGTAGATTGAAATGTACCTATCATGGTTGCAACTCTTACTTTGCTTCGTAAGGTAGCTAGATCATCAGTCTCTCTTACAACAACCTCTGAAAGATTACAGAACTGATATGGTCTCAAGATAATCTCTGAACAAGGATTTGTACCCCACATATGTCCAGTTTCTCTTCTACCATTCTTTGATACTTGTTTGTCTGCGGCTTTCCTATTGAACATGCCACGTTCTCCAGACTTTGACTCATACAAAGCTAACCATTCTCTCATATAAGTTTCCATCTTAGGTTTACCTTTATAAGCAACAGAATTGTTTGCGAGAGATCGTTGTCCATTTGCACTCCACCACTCTCCAGTTTTAGCGTGTCTCATTTGATCATCATTCAAGTTAGATAGACTGATAAGTGCAGATCTTCTAACCCCACCTACCACTACAACTTCTCCAACTTTACACATAATATCGTGACACTCTATTGGAAACAATTTACG